TTGTGGTTGATATTGTACCATTTTCACTCTTTTCGTGCGTTTTTGTGAGGGTGTGCGTCTCTTGGTACGACGCAGTCTGCGGTTAACACGCTTTTTTTTCGAGGTTCCTCTTCTTATTGGCATATTATATATATTCAATATATAATTTGCAGAATCTATTTTACATAACAAGGTATTTTATCAATATTCATACAATCATCAGACACCGATTTTACTTCAAATTGACTAAAAATACGGTATTTCAACTGTTCTTGAGGGGTATGTGCGTGACAAGTACGCGCAATCATTTTATACAGTTTGAAATTTGGATAGCGTTCTTCCCCATTGGATTTGTATAATAGGTTCTTGGAATTATCATCCATACACCAACGATGTATGGTTTTCTGAAACTCGTCCATTTCTCTTTCTGGCATCCCTTTATCAATAATAAAATCGTGTATGGCACATGCTAAACGACACAGATCAAATGCATAATTCGGTTCTAATCTCGGTTTCTTTTTATTAAAAAACGGCTCGAAATTATACTGTGTAGCGGCATCACCGCCCGTTGCAAAACTGTCACTACAAAACTGTTTACCCATGTATTTATATATGCCCCTGCCAAAATCGATGATTTTGAATATTCGTCCATAGGTTGGAACACGATAATATTTATTATTATAGCAATATTCCAAGAATTCTTGATCGGTTTTAATATACATGATATTATTGGCATGGAGATCATTGTGAGTAAAATGAAATGCCTTTTGATATAATAATAGAATCATGATAATTTGGAACAGTGCACACGTACCCACCCTTTCACTTATTGCATTTCGTATAAAGAGTTCATCTAGTGTACCTTGGCATTTTTCCATAAAAATCATTTGTATTGGGAAATCGCGTATGTAGGCAATGACATGTTCATCTGATTCATAGCAGTCTGAATCAACGTCGGATAATTCTTCATCAGATACGCTTTCCCAAGAACCGTCTGATAATGCATCAATATCATCAATATCTTCATGTTTCGTATGAACATCATCGACCTCATCTTCGCTGCTATAATTCATCTTACTATCATTGGATGCCGTCGATAAAATCGAAATACGAGATCCATTTCCATCCATGATTTTTTTGTTTTTTTCGTACACCATTTCCAAATCTAATGATACTACGTCACTCAATGCGACCTCATCCAATTCTTTTTTCACTAATACATTGTCGATATCGTCCAAGACAAGATCAACAACATCATTGTCATTGTCCAATAGAGTAATTTTATTTTTATTGCCCCTTGATCCATAATTGGCGAACCGCGTTCTTGGTTCATATCCTTCTATTGTAACAAGATCGCCTAGATGTTCCAGAAAGAATTCGGAATTGTTCAAATATTCGATTTCATCTATGACATTTATTTTGAATCGCGACTGAATACCTAGCATCGAACCATAATAATCAATTCCGTGTTTGAAATTGTGGTGATTTAACATTTTACTTGTTAAAAACGTGAAAAAGGAATCGACATAGGAGGCATTATTTGTTTGAAGAATCTTAGGAATAACGATGCGATTACTATTTTCGTATGTAGGTAGTGTACGAATGTGTTCCGATTCCTCCTTATATTTTCCAATCATATAACGTATTGGGTCCAATAAGGGCGAATATTTGATATGAACCGGACGTTTTAATATTTCGCGCGTTTCTAAATTCATGACTTCGTCTAAACCTTTTGCCATGAATGTGTGATTTAGACAAATATGATTATAATTCGATTCAGACAATTCGAAAAAAATGTTATAAATTGGATTGTATTGTTGAACGGAATCGATTTGTTCTAAAAGGTGGTGATCTAGTTCTAAATCCTTGGTTTTAGTATACTTTAGTGTAAATTTTTCCATATTTGCCATATTATTAGACTTATAATTACTTGAAATAAAAATATTTACGAAAGGCAACGAGAAACGTTTATGTAGAACCAATATAAATATTGCTATAATCTATTATAGTAATATGACTCTGGAATTGAAAAAATTCGATATGCGACAAATCACCTTTAAACCCGATGAGAATAAGGGACCTGTTATTGTAATGATTGGTCGTCGCGATACCGGCAAATCGTATTTGGTAAGAGATTTATTATTTTATCACCAAGATATTCCGATAGGAACCGTTATTTCAGGAACAGAGGCGGGAAACGGTTTTTATGCGAACCATGTACCTAAACTTTTTATTCATGAAGAATATAATACGGTTCTTATTGAAAATATATTGAGACGACAAAAGGCGGTATTAAAACAAGTCGCCAGTGAAATGCAAAATAATCGCCGTACTACAATCGATCCACGCGCCTTTGTTATACTGGATGATTGTCTATATGATCAATCGTGGACGCGAGACAAAATGATGCGGATGTTATTTATGAACGGTAGGCATTGGAAAGTCATGTTAATTATTACCATGCAATATCCATTGGGTATACCGCCCAATTTACGAACCAATATTGATTATGTATTTATATTGCGCGAACCCTATATGACGAATCGCAAACGTATTTGGGAAAATTATGCGTCCATGTTTCCTACATTGGAATCTTTCAATTCGGTTATGGATCAGACGACGGAAAATTACGAATGTTTAGTCATAAATAATAATTCGAAATCGAACAAACTGAATGACCAAATTTTTTGGTACAAGGCAGAAGGACATCCCGATTTCAAACTGGGATCAAAAGAATTTTGGGAAATATCGAAAAATATGGGGTCTGACGACGAAGATGAGGCATATGATCCCAGTAAGTCGAAAAAACGAAGTGGCCCGACAATAAACGTGAAAAAAACAAAGTGGTAATTAAGTATTAGATGTATTAGTATTTTCTTTAGTATTTTTTTATAACCTTTTTATGTGTATCTTGTAGAAATCATACATTTTTATTAAGATAATCGGATATTGCACCGGAGATCATTTTGTATCTATCTTGATTTTCCATATCACCTGGAATATGCTTCATCGAGATGGGTATAAGTAAATCATATAAATAATCATACAGGGTAGCATTCAATGTAAAATCGGCCAATGAAATATCTTTGCGATTTTTCAATAGCATATCTATAATTTCCGCCTCGAAAAGGGGTGTCGTTTCAACCAATGCCACCTCTGTAGAATACATCATGGTATCGGCAAATATACGGATATAATGTTCCATCCACTTTAGGAAATAGTGGGGTGTCGCCGTCTCGTAAAAGGAGGTGACCATATATTGCCATGCATCCTCAAAATCGCCCAGTCCAATGAATTTAGCGCGACTAATTAGTTGATTAGACGGTATATCGGGCATATAGTTTTGTACATAGACATCATGCACGAATCGTATTGCAGATTTGGCTATTGCATGAACGGGTTTATCCATTTCCTTCGAAACATATAGGATCGATTCGCGATTATCCCATAAATAATCCATTATTTCGTCAAACATATATCGCGTCGATGCATATCGGTTACTTGCTCTTACGACAACGGGTGTTTTATCAAAGGTCTCCACGTCGCCAAATACGGCAGTATAATATTCGTCACACCATTTTCCAGTGGCGGGTTCGTCTAAATAGTCGACCTCCATTAAGGAATTGATATAGGCACATTCTCCTGGCCCCAGGTGGTCCAAATCATCACGATTGTTTTCAATAAACCATTGCAACATATCGACCATAGCCAGGTATTGGAATTCTTGTCTTGGTAATAATGAATAGATACTCATTATTGATGGGTTGTAATAAAATGTTTATATAAAATGTATATCAATTTTATGCAAAATATAATGTATTTGCAAAAAAACATTATATACAATAATAGGGATTTATTCTATTTATAGTGATCTAACCATATTTGGTTTGTTATATGATATCTCTAATGTCTATGATATCCTGGTTTATTATATCGGCAAAGAGAGAATAAACCGTCTTGTCATCGAAAATATGTTGGTCAAGTGGCGGTTTAATACCCATGATCATATTCAAACGATATAGGGCCGTATCCAACGCACTAATGAGCGAGGCGCGCGTTTCCGCAAAACTGGTCGGGACATGGGTTTGTCTAAACGTATATAGTGCCAGATTAATATCTTCTTCGATTGTGAATTCGTCGTCGGTACAGAGTAAGATCGACAATTTGTGTTCCGACGAAATATCCGGCAAATCCTCCACATAATCGCGGATCATAGAAACTACCCATTTGCGATATTCAAATGTTCTCGACATCTTAATGAAATTAGCACAAATGAATCGCCATGCCTCATCGAAGTCACCTATACCCATATATCGGGCGCGTGTGATTAAATCCTCGGGTTTGTCCTTTTTGTTTGGGGAATATCCCAATATATATTTGCCGTGGATAAATTTGATGGCCATAATGGCAATATTATATGGATTCGGAATGACGTCGACGTCGGGATCACTATAGTGGTACCGGGCCCATAAATATTCTACAATATTATGTGCAGAATATCTAGTTGGATCACATGATCTTGGACATATAGGCGCCTCAGAAACCGCAATCGGCAATAAATCTTCCGGTTTAGACGGAAAGAAGGTCATCATATACACTTCACACCATTCACCGTCAGCCTGACCCTCCAGAAATGTCTTCGACGCATGACTCGCGTGTATGAATGGTTCTTTTGCTAAATTATCGATATTGCCGCCTTCTCCTGCGTTTTTTCGATACCATGATTGCATATTTTCCATAATAACGAGATCGTATTCTTCCACTGTATAAGTAGGTTTTCGGTTAGACCGGATAAGACTCATGATGTTTCGGGGTATGTGTGTTGTGTATATCTAACCATTTCTAAAAAAGTCGTTCAATTTTATGACCTATGCATCCTTTTCCTTGTTTCGAACACTTTCCACAAACATTTCATTGCGCATATCAGTCGCCTCGACCGCCTCGCGACTATCAAAATCGATCGTCTCCTTGACGCCTATTAAATTTCCCTCGGCATCGATCGTCTGGGTCAACTTGTTTCCACTCTTTTCCGCCATTTTGATATTCTCCTCAATGGCCTTGCGTTTAGTATCTTTCACGCGATTCTCAAACTCTTGTTTAGCCAATGCCTCATTCTTTATCTTCTCTGCGTGCAATTGGTTCAATTCTTCTTCCATGAACTCGACGCGTCCCGTCTTATAGGCGTCCGGATCCCATGGTATCCATATACCGACTGGACCAACGTAAATATCGTGATTTGGATCTGATTCGCGGATTTTTTTACATCTCATTTCTGCTTCATCCTGGGTTGGAAATACACCTCGAATTTTCAACCCTCGCGTCGATGTTTGGAATCCATTTTCCCGATTAAATTGAGTATTTAGACGTTCCTCGTTTTTATCCATAAAATTCTTATAATCATCGTCGATAGAAGAAACCGACTTAATTTTAACCTCTTCTTCCGTTATAAAATCATTCAAATCGGCGATTACATTCTCAACCTTTAGATTATATTTATAAGAAACAAAATGCAAAAAATCGAAGAATTTTTCGGTAGATTTAGTCATATCCCATTGCTTGACAAATTGAGCAAAAATATATGTCTCGCGTCTCTTCAATATCTTTTCCGGTGAGACAAAGGATAAACAGGCGAATTTTTGTCCTGCGAGGGGGGCGTCTTCGTCGCACAAATCAATATATTTAGGGTTTTTTTCGCCATTAGGTTTCAACTTTCTTTCGATATTGGACATTATAGATATTTATAGAAAGTATATTTAAGTGTATTTTTATTAAATGTATTTTAGTTTAGCAATTATTTTTTTATGTTTGTGTATTATATAAAAATGTCAGGATTTGATTTCGCCGAATTGATTAAGCGTGCTATAAAATACATCATTGAAGGTATCATGGTGGCTATTGCCGCCTATGCTATCCCAAAGAAGTCTCTTAATGTCGAGGAAGTCGTTATTATTGCACTGACCGCCGCGGCTACGTTTAGCGTTCTTGACGTCTTTGTTCCATCCATGGGACAGAGTGCCCGAGGTGGTGCCGGGTTCGGTATCGGCGCTAATCTTGTCGGGTTTCCGGGTGGACTATAATTAACCGACCGTCTTAATGTTGAATATACAAACGACATCTATTTAAGTACAGTTTAGACATTCGGTTGAACTTTAGGAAAACACTCAGTATATCAGTTCTTAGACATTGACCTCTACGCGATAAACAAAATGGATAATTCATTTTGTTTATATATTCATACGGTGGGAAAAAACTCCCAATCTAGATCATTGCATACCTTTTTCCATATCATATCCTGCTCGAGTTGTTTCTCGCGATCTTTCATCATCGGAATATACGGCAAATACTGTGTCTGATCTAATAGAACACACAATTGATGAAGTGTATATGTATAGTTGAAGAAATTAGTGCGATTTGCGGGACAGTGCACGGCCCATGGTTTTTGTATTTCAATAAATAATACGCACAATGTTTCATGCAGTTCCTCATTCATAATCGGCGGTTTTATCCCGAAAATAGAGTTAATATATTGAATATGTTCGAAATACTTATTATATCCCAATTTACGCAAAATTTCGCGCATTTTATCGTAATTAATTAGTTTCATATCTGTAATGCGTTCTTTAATAATACGTTGACGTATATTTTCAATAACCTCACCCGGTATTCGCGTCGTTTCTTTTGCCTGAAATTGCGATAATATTTCTTTGAAATGATTTAACCGAATATACGCGGTATAGGAAACTTCATTCGGCGGTTCTTTATTGGACGGTTTCGATCCATCTAGAATATATGTAATAAATGTACCGCATTTTGAATTATTGCATATCATGATGCCGTCCTCGTCCTGGTGAATCAATTCGCCGGTCTGACATGTATCGCAAATATTAGATGCAATTACGAAATCTTGTAAATTCACCAATTCTTTATTAACATTTTTCCAATAGTTTTGATATAGATTCTTAGACGCATTAAATTTGTCACTGGAAATAGTTGAATTATCTCCAGTTGTCGTACGTATCTTGAAAAAAGTGTTTAATTTCTTGGTATTTTGCTTACCCCCGCCATTTGAGACGTCCTTTTTATGTTCGAAATAATCAAAAATATAATGCGAATTTTCGGTTAAATATCTTTTTTTTTGTTGTTTGATTTCTTTAATCCGTCCTTTTATGAGTATTATTTTATCGCGAATGTCCATGTATTCTTCTATTTGATTGTCTTTTAGCGTTCTCGCCCGTTGTTTTAAATCTTCTATTTCATTGAGTAAATTGGGTAATACAACCTCTTGATTCTTTTGAAATAAATCGAGTAATTCGCTATGTTTCTCATCAATCGTTATGGGTTTAGAAGGTTGTAATGTCTTGGTCGTATTTTTTTTATATTGATACATTTAATAGTTATTTGACTTGGGTTTTTATATATATTTATGAGACAATATATAAGATCTCATTATACGTTTGAGACTTTAGAGATTAATAAACACATTTGTATATTGATGAACCAGGCGGATATAACCAAACCACAGTTTCAGAAAATGATTTTTTTATTAAATGCATTAGAACATGGATGGACCGTCCGAAAAAAAGGGGATAGTTATGTTTTCACCAAGAAACACGAAAATAGAAAGGAAGTATTGAATGAAAACTATTTAGAACAATTTGTATTAGAAAACATGAATTCTGACAAATTGGGTGTATCTACCGCATGAATGTAGACGCGAATATATAAATCACAAAAATATTATAGAAACTTATCTAAAAAATAGAATATAGAAGAATTTTATATTTGTTTTCGTCGATTATATTTTCTGAAAAGAATTTAGCAATTATTTGAAAATATTTTCTTTTTCTAGTATATAACTAAAATGGGAGGAGCACTAATGCAACTAGTCGCCTACGGCGCTCAAGACGTCTTTCTTACTGGAACCCCCGAGATCACTTTCTGGAAGGTATCTTACCGCCGCCATACCAATTTTGCCATGGAAAGTATTGAGCAGACTTTCTCTGGACAGGCCGATTTTGGTCGTCGTGTTACCTGCACCATCAGTCGTAACGGCGATTTGTGTTACCGGACTTACCTTCAGGTGACCCTTCCTGAGATTGGACAGGGAAGTGCACCATCGCCCGCGAATAACAATGTGTATGCCCGTTGGTTGAGCTATATCGGAGAGCAGCTAATTTCCATGGTGGAGGTTGAAATTGGTGGCCAGCGTATTGATCGCCAATATGGTGACTGGATGCACATCTGGAACCAGGTTACCATCTCTTCCGAACAGAAGCGTGGATACTGGAAGATGATCGGCAACACGACCCAGCTAACCTACATTACGGATCCGGATTTTGCCAACGTGTCCGGCCCTTGTTCCGCCGCCGGCGGACCTAGCCAGGTCTGCGCGCCCAGAAACGCCCTTCCTGAGACGACTCTTTACATCCCTCTTCTTTTCTGGTTTTGCCGCAACCCAGGTCTTGCCCTTCCTCTTATTGCCCTCCAATATCACGAGGTTAAGATTAACCTTGATATTCGCCCTATCGGTGAGTGTCTATGGGCCGTCAACACCCTTAACGGTACCAACAATTCCACTGTCTCGGTCACTAGCGCATACCAGCAATCTTTAGTTGCCGCCTCCCTCTATGTTGACTATGTCTTCTTGGACACGGATGAGCGCAGAAAGATGGCCCAGAATCCTCACGAGTACCTGATTGAGCAACTTCAGTTCACTGGTGATGAGTCGGTCGGTTCGTCCTCCAACAAAATCAAGTTGAATTTCAACCACCCAGTCAAGGAACTCATCTGGGTCGTGCAGCCCGATTCCAACGTCGACTACTGTTCTTCCCTCCAGGGTGGATCTACCCTATACAAGACCCTCGGCGCCCAGCCATTCAACTACACTGATTCCATCGATGCTCTCCCCCCTGCCATCCACGCGTTTGGTGGTCCTGCCGAGACCTCTGGCTCCAATGCCTTTATCGCATCCAATGGCCTCTTCCAACTTCCAGGTGCCGGTGATGTGTTCCCTAGCGCCACCTCAAATTCGTGGGGAGGTGCCGGTGATGCCGCCGTCTTTGGTCCTCAGGGTAATCCTCCTGGTCCGGCTGAAGGATCCTATGTGTCGGATGCCGGAACGTTTGTTCTTGCCGAGACCGCCCTTGACATGCACTGTTGGGGCGAGAACCCAGTCGTTACTGCTAAGTTGCAGTTAAACGGCCAGGATCGTTTCTCTGAGCGTGAAGGTTCATATTTTGACGTTGTCCAGCCTTTCCAGCACCACACCCGCAACCCAGATACGGGTATCAACGTTTACTCATTTGCCCTTCGCCCCGAAGAGCACCAGCCATCTGGATCGTGCAACTTCTCTCGTATTGATAATGCAGTCCTGCAGTTGGTCCTATCTTCACCAACGGTCTCCAATGTCAATACCGCCAAGGTCCGCGTCTATGCCGTTAACTACAATGTGTTAAGAGTCATGAGTGGTATGGCCGGTGTCGCCTACAGTAATTAAATAGTTGATCTGCCGATTTGTCTTATTATACAATCGGAATTTCAAATATTAACTTTTATCATAATACAATGCAATAAATAGGTTGTTATTACAACCCATTTATTTACCATTTAGACACACCCTATTGTCTATTATAATTATTCATCGGATATATGTATATTGTATCTTATAATAAAACATATAAAAACAATCGCAATTTTAGTCTATTGTCTATGTACCATTCATCGCAATTAAATACGCAAAATGACCTTTTAATGAAAAATTTGATGTTGTTTTATAATGATCGCGAGAATCTAAATAAAATGATGCGAATCATCAATGGCGAATCTAAAATTTCGTTACGAATTGTCGATTGGTTTGTCACTAATTTTGCTAAGAAATATTATACGGTATATGAAATCGAAACTGAAACCATGGGTGAAATGCGATTGAAGGTATATAAGGATTATAAATTGAAATTAAAGGCATATTCGAAGAAGAGGTTCGATCCGTTTTGCCGATGGGAACGTATTACAATTCCTTATGATGAGACGAATCATATGGAGACGACGATTGGCCAATTGAATTTTTTCAAATGGGCAATTGATAATCATATTATTCAATATATTGAAGAGCATTACGAAGAAATCGAAGAAGACATGAATACGCGAAATAGTACGTCGAAACGAAGGGTTTCTCTGGATAATGATGTCGGGGAAACCGGTGGTATAGGCGGAAAAACACGAAAAAAGAGAGAAGAATTATCTATCTCGGCATGTAAATGTATTAAGAAAGAAACTGTCCAGGTAGTTGTAAAATTCAACATTTAGGTATAATGAAATACCTCCTATTATAAAGAAAATTTAAGTCATTCGGTAAGTTTTGTCGCTATATTACACATTTTAACCCATTTACTCCCGCAAAGTAATCGTAAATGAGTTAAAATAATTCTTAATTTGCGTATATTAAATGTACAAAGGTATAAAATATCCGTGCATGGATATAATTTAGTTATAATATCTTATATATGATGCCAATATATATAAAGTAGCGATGGATCCAAAAAAAGATACGTCAATAAGAAACTACCCGGCGGATCTTCCACCGGCGGGTCGTCCAGGCCCGGATGATAGACAAATTTTGCGCAATTTGGATAAATCGTCGGCATCGAAACCGGGAAGTACGGCGTCGGCATCGAAAACGGGAAGTGCGGCGTCGGCATCGAACGCAAGAAGTACGGCGTCGGCATCGAACGCAAGAAGTACGGCGTCGGCATCGAACACAAGAAGTACGGCGACGGCATTAGTAGAGTCATTACAGCGTGAAATTTCTTATCGTAAGAGGGAGTTGGATCTAATTGGAATGCAATACAATAGTAAATTGGCCGTATACGCGGAAAATATAGCTGAATGTAATAATGAATTAAAAAGGTTAAAAACTGAATTGGCCAGATTAAACAAACAAAAAGAAGAATTTATAGAAAAAGATGCAAAAATAACCAATTTAACGAAAAAACTAACATTATATGAAAATGCTAGTAAAGAAATGGAACGTTCACATCAAACTATAATAGACGAAAAGGAAAAAAAAATAAGAGATTTAGAGGCCAAATATGATGACATCAATAAAAGAGCTACTGAATTAAAACCAACCATTGTTGGTTTAGAAGAAAAAAAAAAACTTACGGATAATAAAATAATAAAATTAACCGGTGAATTAAAAAAAACAAAAGAAATAATAAAATCAAACGAAAGTATAATAATAAAATTTAAAGAAAACGAACTATTAAAAACCGATGAAATAATAAAATTAAAAGGAAAATTAACAAGTAAAACCGCCGAATTAGAACAAAAAACCGCCGAATTAACAAGTAAAACCGCCGAATTAGAACAAAAAACCGCCGAATTAAAAAGTAAAACCGCCGAATTAGAACAAAAAACCGCCGAATTAGAACAAAAAACCGCCGAATTAGAACAATATAAAACCCAAGAAGGTACCGAAAATTCTGAAGTCTTAGAATTACAAAAAAATACAATTTTAAAAGCCGAAATTGAAAATTTGAGATCAGAAATTAAAAGATTGAATTCAGAAAATGAAATATTGAGAGCCGAAATTGAAAATTTGAGATCCGAAATTGAAAGATTGAAGTCAGAAAATGAAAAATTTAAAAGAGAAAATGAAAAATTTAAAAGAGAAAATGAAATATTGAGAAGAGAAAATATAGATTTGAGAACAAAACATGAAATTTTGATAAAAGAAAATATAGATTTGGGAATAGAAATAAAGCAACAGCAAGAGAAATTAACAGAATTACAAGAAGAAATTGATAATTGTAAAGAGGAAAAGGAAAAGTATAGAATAGAAAATCAAACATTAATTCAAACCAATAAACAAATGAAAAGTAAATTAGAAACATTAACAGAAAGTCTTGAAAAATTTCAAAAAGGACAAGGCGAAGAACTATACACAATTGAAAGTTTGACGGCGGAGATTAGGAAGTTAGAAGAATATAATGAACGCGCAAATCAATATATTACGAAAACAGATGCAGAATTAGAAACACAACGTCAAAAAATGGATGAAACAGAAGTTCAAAACAAGGAATTAAAACAAATGCTATCAGACAATACCCAAGAGATACAAACTTTGCGTCACCAAATAGAACATGTAGAACAAGAAAATGAAATTTTGACCCTTAAATTATTTGAATCAAAGAAAATGGTAAAAGAGAAACAAGATGCAAATCAAGAATTGATTGAGACGTTAGATAATACAAGTAGCGAAGCAAAGGAAGTATTAATTCAAAAAAGAAGTTTTCAAACAAGATTAGATGACTTGCAAAGAAAATACAACAATGATATAAAACAAAATAAGGATATACTAGAATTAAAAACAAAAGAGATAGATGAACTAGTTGAACACCGTAAAGAATTAATAGAAAAAATAAAAATTTGTCGAAAACATATATCAAGTGATAAAATAACAATAAATGAAATGTCTGCAAAAATACGTAGATTAAAACAAAGTATAGAAGATAAAAACAATGAGATTGAAAATATTACAAGTCAATATAAAACATGTATTGAAGACAAGAACAAATTAGATGAAGAAAAGAAAACATTAGAAGATAAGTTAAGAGCATTAAATGAAGAAAAAGATAAATTAACTGTAATAAACATTTCTAATGAAAAAGATACTATGATTGCCCTCCTTGAAACGGATATTAGTATATTAAAAAATAGAATGAGAGAACTAGAAGAAAATAGAGTGAAAGAACTAGAAAAAATTCTTCTAGAAAATAAATCATTAAACGCATTATTTGATGAGTATAATGCAAGATTAATAGGATCTTTTCATTCACAAATTGATGAATTAACCAGCCAAATTGAAATAAAACAACAAGAATTAGATAACTGCAATGAAGAATTGGATAAATGCAATAAAGAATTGAAAAAATGCAATAAAGCAAACCAATTACTACAAAACGAAATAGCCATGTTAAAGCAACGCAAATGTCCACCAACGGATTCTGATGATAAAGACCGTCAAATTAGTCACCTATCTTTAGAAAATGAAAGGTTAAAAACAAAAATAGGTGCATTATCTACTTTTAATACATTAGGATATCCCAATGAATCACAGTTTAAGCATTTTTTAACCGATATGTTGATTCCATTTAACGAATTATTAGTAGTCGTGAGGGTTAAGTCGTCATCTGATGTTCTAGTAGACGATAATACAAATATACCGCAATCTATTATAGACATCATAAACCAAATAACTGGGAATGGTGACAATGTAGGTCGGGATGACGAAGAAGAAACGAGTGATACATCTAAAACTGGGGGACTAGCCCTATTAAAGCGGGCTATACGTCTATTATTTGGTAAAAATAAGAAAAGTCAAAGTAGTGATTCTAATAATCTAGATGAGGATCAACCGGCGATTGATGAAGACGAAACAATCAAAGGTGATGGGTTTACTATTAGAACTGGACATTTTAATGAGATATCGAAAGAAGAAGAAGAAGACACAGATCATGTTTTTATGGAGAACGATAGAGTGAAATCAAAAGTACACCCACGTAGTATGAGTTGATCATTTTTCTCCGTTTGATAAGGTTATATTGATAATTAAATTATATCTATTTAGATATAATTTAATATTAAAGTATTCTTTAGTTCCGAGTTTATATAGCTATAAATATATAGCATAATGCCACCGTTTGATTTAAATAAAGCGAAAAAAACAAAAACGGAGATAACCTTTAATTATTATGAGTTGCCAGTGCGCGATGTTCAAAAGAGCAAAGATTTCGTATCGGCCAACTATGTAGGTATGGTAAATGAACCAAATTTAATTATAACAAAAGGCATCCCTCAAAATTATCAGGCAATGCGTGCCTATATATTTGGAAAATTACATGACATAAAAGGTATTGTTCACGATGGCGAACTGGTAATCGAACATCGATCTCTTACGTCATCGGAGAAGATATTCGTCTGTTTTTTACTAAGAACAAAAAAAACGGCGAACAGCGAAATAGATACATTTTTGTCCAATAGTGATTATGACATAAATATAGAATTAAACATGGATATTGACAAAACGGCTCCGGTTATAATATACAAAAGTGTTTTGCATGATTGCACCGTAGTGATTAACACGGCCGTCATTCAAATAAAAACAGATATATCGGCCTATTCTTTAGATACCGATTTGTTTGATGTAACTGCCGATAAATATAATTTAATCGTCTATGATAATACTTTTGAAGGATTTGTCGCGGGGGGGCAAGAAATTACCAACACTGACATTAACGGCGATTTATTAGAATGTGATATGATAAATGTCGCAACAGATATGGTTGAAACATATAATATTCCAATTAATAGTGAAATACTCGGGGCAAAAGAAACCGCGCAAAATTTAAGTACTGGAATTATTGTTGTATTTTCTATTTTTGCATCTGTCTTTATTTTTTTAATATCCAACCCCATTTATAATTATATTAAAACTATACGTAGTTTAAATAGTTACTTTCTGCCGGTTGATATTAGATATAATTTGCTAAATGGTATCGGTATACAAACCTGGTTTTCAGTCATATTATTCACTATTGGTAGTATTTGTGTGTTTATTATTGCGGTTTCGGGCGCGGCTGTGCCACAACCGGCACTACTCACGGTTGCATTATATTTAGCGATTGTTATTGTTATTCCTATAATATCTGTTAATTTTCACGAAATGCTCGCCCGGGATGGTGGCGAGTAGGTAGGGTGGTAAATTAGATAATATAAATTATATAAATTTCTCTTACCATAATAGGTAAAAGAAATTTTCATTCATATCTAGTAAAACATTTAGTTGAGATTAAAATAGGCAAATTCTATTTCCGAAATATAATTCACAACCGTGTAATACATATCCATAATAGATTCTTGGTATTTTGTGATCAATGCACGATTGGGTTCTAAACGATGCGCATGTGTTTTATAATGATATATATAACTATCAAGAATGAATTCTGGGTTATCATAATATACGTGAATATCACTGGAATAAAAATCGGGTTGAATTTCTTCTCCGGTTTCGCGTATTGTTTTCAAATACAGTTTAGGAATTTCCCTCAAATAAATCAATAGCGTTTTATATTTATCATGATTTCGCGATTTCATTTCCTTTGAAACGCGAATCGAATCTTTTAGTGATAAATCTAATTCCTGAATACCATATTTATTATTGTGTATTACTGTGTCAATATGGTCAAATAGCCAAGACAATTCGTTTCTCAGATATTCGCGATTCATTATATATGTTTTTTCTTTATATTTGAAATACTTAAATTCGATATAATTATCGTATATGGAAGGAGATAATTCATCTATAGATGCATTATTATAGTCATATGTTGCCGTTTTAATTTGACAGTCGATTGATTTCATCAAGAAATCGGGTAATACGTCTTGCCAATAAGTACCTCCACGTACGCACTCTATACCGACATCCAATATTTTCTGCAATACATAACGATCAATTTGGATCGGATCGATGGAAAACCGCACATGTACGACTTCCGCTGGTTGGTGTTTCCTTACGTATTCGTATTTTTGTATGCACGTTTCACAGACATGGTTATGTGTGACATCATCCTTTTCGGATACGGCATATATGAAAAAACAGCCATCTGATAATCTCAAAGTATAGAGATTTGTATTACTCATTTGCAATAATTTGGTTACTTGAATTCCATTTATTAGGTTTTGTATTATATAATATATATATATTATAATCATGAACCAAGAAACATCGCCAAAGGCGGTAAGTGTTAACAAATCTTCCGCATCTAAAATGTCGAGTGTTGTTCCATCGACCCCTTCGGCACCATATTCGCCTTCTCTATATAATCCATTTAGTTTACAAAATATTATTCTTTTATTATTATTTGTCTTGGTTATATTGTCTATTTTAGGCATAAATCTATTCAATATATTTGGCGGTGCATTGGAAAATATACGATGGTTAGTTGGACCTTATATTTCGCAATTATTCGGGGACGTAGGATATGTCGCGGGAAGCACAATTAATGCATCTGCCGATATTGTTTCAGGCGTTGCCAAGACAGGAGTTAATTTGGCCGATGGCGCAGTTCATTCAGTCGGCAATCTATTGAAAGATCGGACTAATCCGGGTATCGTTGGTCCCGCCGAGATTGACATAAGAATAAACGATAATCGCATTCCGAATCATCTGCGATTACCAGAAGAGGATCGCGATGACAATCCTATACAAAATCCGATCACATCGAACAAGGCGGGTTGGTGTTTAGTCGGCGAGTATCAATCGCGACGCGGATGTATTGAGGTGGGAGAAGCCGACCGATGTATGTCTGGACAAGTATTTCCAACTCAAAAAATGTGTTTAAATCCAACTATGCCTGGTGGGTGGTAAATGATTTTATTAGTACTATACGTATGTTTCCTGTCTCGTTAGTTTTAACATATATATATATATTTATATTTTATAACAATGGGCGTTTTTAATTTTATCGAGACATTTTTTTTTATTAGTTTAGGAATAACCTTGGTGTTAATCTTACTCTTAGTATATCACTTTAAACAAAGATTGACAACATTAGAACAACAGGGGGATACTATGTTCGAAATAGTAAATTCGCTGGCCAAGGAAATGACCCAATTAAAAGAGATCACCGTATTGAGACACATACATTCTCCACCATTTGGTGCAAATATTCCTTCCTTTTCCGGAGCACCCGTCGGAATAATGCACAATTTATCCGATGGATTGCATAATAGTAATACGGTTTATCGCGAATTTAATACCGTTCAGGAGGACGACGACGATGATGATGAAGATGAGGATGACGATGACGATGAGGATGAGGATGACGATGATGACGAAGAAACAGTGGATGAGGATGAAGAATCGATAGAATCTGTCAATTTAGACGTAATTGAAAACGAGAAAACGAATAAGATAATTGTATCAGACGACGAGGGAGAATCCGAACCATTGGATGTCAATGGCAATATCGATATTGTTCACATTGAGATAACGCAAGAAGAAGATATCGCTATAGAAACCGTAGATATTATGGCAGTCACCCGCGAAAATATCAATTCGGAAGAAACGACGAACCCCATTGAACCGTCAGAAAATACAAAGAATGTGGCCGCGGACACCTACAATAAAATGACTACATCGGAACTCAAGGCATTGGTCACACAAAAGGGTCTTTCAACGGAACCCACTAAATTAAAACGCGCAAAGTTATTGAATCTATTAGAGGCATCTTTAGAATAAATCTCTATAGAAAAATATATAGATGTTTTCATTTGGAGACAATGCCGAACGTATAGATTGCGCATATCCAATTATTAAAGAAACCATTGGATCTTCTGAATTAGGATATGGTACGAACAATGCATATCCTAAGTTTCCACCACTGATGGCAGATGGTCGCGCCGTAATTTCGTCGTGGCAACCGGAATCTGTCGTCAATGACAAATTAATCAAATCGAATGATATAAAAACCAATTGGGAATATAGGAAGTACTTGGCACAACATTCTACCCAAGTCATTGAATACAATTTCCGAGAGACATGTAATGATACGGGTTATTTTATTCCGCCATTATCGGTCGGATCGACGGCGGCCTCATTTAATAACACGCCCTATGCCTATAAAACGTATAATGAAACGTCGAAACCCAATGGATATGAAGATTCCGATTTGAAACAATTATATTTGTCCAGGGAACAATTAAACGCAAAACGGGTTGCACCGCAAATAAACCAATAGAAATATGCAAATAAATAGAGATAATATGTCGAATAAAATAACAGTATTTTGTATTGTAGAAAACCAATATAAATATAATTTGATTATATTTATAGCATAAATGCGACTCATCAGTTTTGATATTGGTATAAAAAACATGGCATATTGTATTATCGAATTAAACCAAGAAAATGCGACATTTGCAATACGCGATTGGGGTATTCTCAATTTAATGGATATAGTCGAAACGGATATGTCATGCACCTGCAATAAGACCACATCCAAAAAAAAACCCAATATTATCGGCTCTATTTGCGCCAAAAAGGCGAAATATCAAAAGGGGGGGATTTGTTATTGCGAAAAACACGCCAAAGAGTCGGGATATATTCTACCCCTTGCTAAATTTTCACCGACATCATTGAATAAGATGAAAGTCGCGGATTTGATCAAGACATGTAATACCTATTCTATCATAAAATTTGACCAAGATTCGCGACCACCCGTAAAACGAATAATGGTGGAAAAAATGACCAATTACTTTAGCGAAAAATGCCTTGAGCCGATTATTGCAAAAACTGCGAAAACGGCAGACCATACCGATTTGATTACTCTTGGTCGAAATATGAAAATCCGTCTGGATAATGTATTACAAAACGGGATTCTTGGCAATTTGACACATGTGATTATGGAAAATCAAATTTCACCTATTGCTACCCGCATGAAAACAATACAGGGAATGCTAGCGCAATATTTTATTCAGGCGGAATTGCCAGATAAGACATATACTATTGAATTTATTTCATCTTCGAATAAATTGAAATTCTTAGAAAAGGGTAGTCATCTATATTCACCCGTATTAGAAAACGTGGTTGTCGAACCCGCGACAAACGATGCATCTGTCACGCAAAAGAGTACTTACCAACTTAATAAAAAATCGGGTATTTATTATACACGACTCATTTTAGACAAAAATCAAGAGATAAAATCTCTATGGGAAACGACACTTTCATCGTGCAAGAAAAAAGACGATTTAGCAGATTGTTTTCTACAGGGGTTATGGTATATGAAACGCACCGGATGTATTGATTTCGACAATGAATATAAAATAACGATTATATAATTTATATGCGGAGAACTTAAAAATAAATAGTGTGTATTTAAGATAAATAAGGATGGAAACGATTGATATTGGATTTTCCGAATTAGAACCCATTTCTCTAAATATAGATGATTCTAGACCAACCGTCAATTTTGGCGCAGGTATTGAATTATTAATGAACGATAAGAAGAAATCGAGTTCGACTATGAATATCGATTTAGGCGAATTGGACAAATTAGAAGATGAACTGAATGAACTGTCTGGTTCTGTATCTTCCTCATCAAATTATGACACTGGTGTCTCGGGTGGGAGCACTAGTAAAGGTGAAACGAAAACATTATCCGGGTTTGCATCGAATTTGTTTGGATTTGGTAACAAGTCGGCGACGCCGACCTCTAAGGTTGAAAATGATTCGAAATTGGGATCGGCAACTGCAGATGGAATTGGATCCGCTAAAACGTGGGATGGGTATAGTAAGTTGAATGAAGTGCCATTGCCGAGTTCGTCCGTTAAAATGACGGAACGCGAAAAACGCAGAAAAATGCGGGCGATGATTAAAAAGTTGGATGAGTGGTATGAAAAAGGGTTAATTAAGAACACGTCTCGATTTAACATGGATTCATCTTATGAGGAGGTCGAAGATGAATACGAGACTGCCTTGGAAGATAAACGCAAAAAGGACAGTGTGAAGTTGCAGGGGTGGTGGTTTATGACGTTTATCAATTCACTTGAATATGCGAATACTGTATTTAATCCGTTTGATCTGAACTTAGACGGATGGGGTGAGCAAGTGAGCGAAGATATTGACAGCTACGAAGAGATATTTTCCGAATTGCATGAAAAATACAAGGGTGGTAAATTGTCGCCGGAAATATCACTTTTATTACGCCTTGGTTTTTCTGCGGCAGTAGTCAATATTACCAATAAGGCATTATCAACGGCAACCCCGGGTTTTAATGATGTTATTCGCCAGAGTCCGGAACTTATGAAGATGTTTACGAATGCCACTGTACAGTCAATGAGTCAACAGAGTCCTGGGTTTTCAATGGCGAGTAATATTGTAAACAATGGAGGTCAAGGACAGAATTCAATGTTTGGTCCTCCGCCTGCGCCCATTGAAACAAAAAATCAACCACCGCCACAGAGACCCACCATGCAATTTACCCAAGCACAATCAAACCGCCCCGATATTTCGGTGGGGAGAGGTGCCATGTTTCGCGAATCGGGTGTCGAATTGAATCAGGGCCAAGAACGTTTTTCGAACCAAGAACGGTCTAGACCACAGACGCCGGCACCTGGCCCCCCTCCACAAGAACGTAGTTCCGCATCAGCACGCCCTGAAATGCGCGGGCCTCAAAACTCCGAAATTAACAATATTTTGATGGGTTTAAAGACCCGTGAAGTAAATACGGCCAATGTACCGTCGAATGATATGGTGGGTGGGGATGATGATAATAATGATTCCATGATTAGTATTTCGTCTTTAAAGGACCTGCAAAACACAAATATGCCTAAACGCGCAGGTAATAAGCGCAAACAAAAATCGGATCGCAACATAGTATCGTTGGACATCTAAATCGTTCTATAATATTTATGATAATAGTATAAACATATTATCATATATTACGTCATATCATAATGACTACGTTATTGGATGAATTTAATCGATTACATGCAGAAATTACGGATTATGGTGAAAAATGCATAGTTGAATTCAATGTGTGGGTAATACCATATGTTCAAGTAAAGGCATTGGCCATTTTTATCTGGATAATGCAAGTGTTTAGTATATTAAAACGAGAGTCATATCACTATTATCGACGAACACCGGTTCTAAAACAATCGGTTAAACAGGCAGTCGTCCTATATAATGGATTAAAAAGGCGATTTGTGAATTATAAAATCGAACCAGTCGAATCGCATTGGGTAAACGTATCCGGATTATCAAATATCGATGGGTGCGAATTTTTATATAGAGAAAACTATGATTTTCTGGATAATGACGAATGTGAATTTTACGATAGCGATTCTGTGTTAAAGTTATATTATATATATAATACGGATGAAACGGCGTCGAATAATTTATTCACCCTTAAATTAGATGATATATATGTGTATCGCGTGATACCAAATAAAGAAAAAATAGACAATATGGTTTACAATGTGAAATCGCAATGTCGTTTCTTGACAATCGATTATCGTCATCCTAGAATGCAAAATGTCATTCATCTCAACATTCCCGAAGGTGCCTATTATGTCGACAATGAACTCTTTTCATCCGCATTTATATTGAGATGTCTATCACATCAACCATTGCCATACGTGTTTGGACCAGATTACAAATTGACGATTATTGATACGGACGTCAATATTGTCGATTTTAAATGGACAGATTATTGTGTTATGACGGAAAGAGGATATAAAATGGTCAAAGTATAAACACATATGTCTATATCATATAATCCATTGGGTCGAATTAATACAAATATAGAGACCTTTATTATCATGAAGAAAACACAGTGCGTCCGACAAATAAGTGATACCGTGTTTATGCCTTTTCAAATAGAAGAAACGCGTAAGGGCGATTTTGACTATGTAAAAGAATTCGAAATATACGAGGGCGAACTAGTATGTAAAAGGAATAATCAATATTATATATCGTTGGGTTATGACTCTTTCTTGGAAAACGACGTTTATATTCCAGTCATTTTTCGCAATGACGAACTAAATATCGCGAGATTATCAATGAAAAATAAATAGTTACTCCGGTAACATAAAATTGAAATACTTTTATCGTTATTGTTGATCTATAACAACAATCATGATCGGATATATTAAATTGGCGAGTATTGTGGGCAATTTGGCCTATATATTGAGCGAATATACATTATTTAGTCGGGCAAATCATGCCGTATTACATGATCTGCAACATGGTAAAATCGGTCAAGTATACGGCCAAGTTTACGGCAATGCGACAGAATTTTTGGCGGGACTCGCGTCGAGTCGGGACTGTTATGCGGGATCGGCCAATAGAACACGATCCAATACGATTCAATTCTTAGAATTGGGTTTAGAAAAGGAGGCGATTGAGACATTTCGAAATATAGAAAATGTATATGAATGTCTTCAAAACCCCTATTCTATATTGGCCATGACGGAGAGGATGGCATGGGGTAATCTGAATATGAGAACTTCGACAGATGAAGAAAATATGGATGTCGATTTGCCAAATAGTGACGAAATGGTAATACTCGGCGAGTCATTTAGCGATTTGACACCCTATGTAGTCGACCGCGCGACCTTCTATGGAGGTCTAACTCATATACAGAATCGGTTCGTGGCTAAAGTCCACGGCGAATCGTCGGGACGAATTCACTATAAAAAAGGCATTCAATATTTGGAACAATTGGTCGATATTGAAAACGACGAATTGGCGAGAGAATTGCTAAACCCCAGCGATTTTAAGAAATACAAGGAAGAGACATCGCGTCTAAAAAAAGACGCAACTGCGGCTAATCGAGTGGCGACTGCACAAGACCAAGATCATGGATCGAGTTATTATGCGAAAGGGAAGATTTTATTGGGGGCAATGTACGAATTATTTTATGTAAATGCGAGCCATACCCCATTCTTGGACATAATCAATCAGGTTCGGGTAAAAATATTGGAATATGTGAGACAATTAAGGGATAATTATAATTATTATAATGATATGATCCATGATACTGGAAACGAAATGACCGCAATTGCCAAGAAAACGGCAGTCGCATGGGATAGGGCAAAATGGCTAGTCGTCAATGGCGGGGTATTGGTTGTTCAAGCCGGCGAATTATTGGTAGACGACGTAGCACCCATCGCCATTGAATATATCAAATATATCATATAAATCATAATTA